CCCCGAAGGGAAATTTGCTTTTGACGCAGACGCCCAGACCCGCTTTCGCTATTTACGGACGCCCCTGACCCTGTGCCGGCCAGGTAGCCACCTTCTTCTCGCAAGGTCAATGTACGCCCAGACTCTGGCAATGGGTGCCTCCCCTCAAACTTGCATAGGCGCGTGAGGGGTAACGCACCTACGGAAACCTGTCCGGAGTGTTGAGTACTCTGGATTAAGGATCCTAGGGATCTGGCTCAAGCCGCGAACGCCCGCTGGCATGGGATACAACGCCATTTTGCGGTACGCACCTACGACGTGGAAACATACACCTTCTACTAACGAGCCGAAGCTCTCCCACAGGACAGACTAATCGCCAAGCTGGATTCGAACCAGTATCCACCTGCCCGGTTTCGCCGGAAAACCCCACCAAGGGACCGTTACCCCCCCTGGTTCCCCCCCCTAGCACGGAGGTTCGGCACGGATTCTGCCTATTACGGGTTCTTACTACGGTTACCGCCAAGGGCCGGGCCCCCACGCCGCCAGCCCCTGCACGAGGGGCGCGAAAAACGTAAGGTCACAAACAGTTTTCGAGAGCCTGTGGTGTGTGTCCACCGCATGTACCACCAGGATTCCCGCTACTCCGCCGCTCAGACCCAGGGTGTGGAAATTCGGACTCATACAACCATGTAGTAGGCTCCTTTCCTTTCACCACCGAACCCAGCTAGGCGCAAGCGCCGAGAACCAGAGCCCTAGGGCTCAACAAACCGCACTCACTTCGAGTCCATAAAACAAGAAGCGAAATCTCCCAAAGCAGTAAGCGTCGCTAGGTCCCTCCCATCCGGTATTTCTGTCTCCAGGGGGACGTCCCACTGGCTCGGAGGGGTGAAACCTTCACTTAACTTACGTTCGAAAGAAATCTGGTTATCAATGGAGATGCCCCAAGATTTTTCAAAAGACACCCTGGCCTCGAGCGTTATCTCTCTCTTAACCGCTCTAGACCAGTCGATCCCCTGAGAGAGGACCTTGCGTTGTTGGTAATCGTCCAGCTCCGCCTGACAAAACGAAACATTTCGAGTAGCAGCCAACAACGAGTGAGCGAACTCCTGAAGCACAGGAATTCCCTGAGAAAGGACAGCTTCACAATAGGCAACGGATTTAAGAACCCTCAGGCCACCACGCATGTCTGCGTAGTGCTTAAATCCACAGGCAGCGTGACTAAGCACCTTAAAAGGATCACGCACCATGGTCCACGCCCCGTCCGCGAAACAGGGTTTCGACTGCCCGAACACCACCTTCTCAAGCTCCCTAACGGGTTCCTCGAGAGTCACCTCAAAACCTGCTTCCAGAAACAACCCCGGTAAACGAGACACCCAGACGTCCACGTCGCGTTCCAACACAAACAGGACAGCATTGTCACCATCCGCGAGGAAGTCGAAACGCAAACCAAGGGCCTTGGCCGCAGACAACACCAAGCAACACATCACCACAGTGTTGCCCAGGCCGGTGTTGAAATCGCCCGACGCCCGAACGCCAGTCACCTCGTACTCCACACCACAACCGGAACCAGAAAACCGCTCTTGCCACCCGAGCAAGGTCTTCAGTCGTCCATCCCGGCACAAAGCAGTGTAGATGGAGTGCTCCAAACGGAGAACAGGTAGAGAGAAATGACTCTCAAAGGAAGCACAGTCCAGTTCCATGGCTACCACCCCAGGGACTGAATGCATTTTCCGTCTAATGAGACTCGCTCTGTCTTTTAATGAAAGGCCCTTGCCAATCAACCTGGTGTGTGTAAGGAACGAGCTCCCCCAACCCCGGAGCGCCCCATACACCGCGTGCTCTACGGGCTTGAGATAAGCCGCCAACTCCAAGTTGTACCTGGGTGATCTTCCCATGATCACCCGAGGTTTGTGCACCTTGTACCTCGGCAACTTCTCACCCTTCACAAAAGCCTTGACCTTGGAATCAAAACGGGTGCACAACCCGTCGGCAGCCAAGGAACGAAGCGCTTCTTCGTATCGCACGCGTAGCCTCGCACCCTTATACGAAGCTACCACCCGGTTAAGGTCCCATGCATCAACAACACCGATGCGACCCCGCAAAACACGGCGCGTCTCTCTAAAGACTCTTTCAAGCCGCTCGAGACCGTGTTTTGTGGGGCTGGGGGTGGGACCCAAGGTCCGAATCAAAAGCCCTCGGACCAAATTGTGAGCGCATGGGCCATGCACTTGGGGGATCCAGACGCCCGCCAGGTTAGGCGTCCAGACTCTATACATTTTACGCCTGGCATTTTCACAAAAGTCAGCCATGTCCGGTGGTGTGCGCAGCACAACGCCAGGCTTCAACAAGCCCTCGGTAAGGGGGGTGAAGCCCACGCAATGTGACACCGACCATCCATAGCTGGCCTAAGCAGGGAGTTGCAGGGGCCTGGCTCCACAGGCCTCCAATGTGCCTCGCTTCGGTCCACCAAACCTAAGCGCTGGTTTCAACACGTCCCACCACGAGTCCATCACCCTGGACGGCGCCTTGAGGACACCCTTAGCAAACGAGCCAAGGACGTCGGCGGACCAGCGACCTGCGTCACCACGAAGTGCTCC